ACGTGGTCGGGGTCGGGTTGCTTGTCTGATTGGACTCCGCAGTAGGCGCAGCGCTTGCCCAGGGCGAGCCATAGGCCGATGACGTCTACCCATCGGTACTCACCGGGAGCGTTGTGCTCGCGTGCTCTGCGTCGTCGTCGTCCCGCTCGCGTCCTGCATCGCTTGCCGCAGTAGACGTATCCCGCGTCGCTAGCGTTCTGCAATGCGTGCCGGTCGAGCGTGACTGGTGTGCCGCAGTCGTGACACGAGGCGGACACGAACCGTACTCGTGAGTCCCTGCTGTGCGATGAGCAGTAGGTGCGTGGCCATCGTGCGTCGTGTGCGAACAGGGTGTGGCAGAACTTGCAGTGCGTGTAGGTCACGGCCATCGAGTGGCCGTACCAGCGGGCGGGGTGGTCGTCGGGTAGATCGGTGCGCCACCCGCGGCCGACGATGTTCCTGCATCGGTTAGAGCAGGTGGGCAACTGCCTCGCTCGCCTTGCGGGGCCGCTGTTGTGGCGCTCGATGGGCGTGCCGCATACCGCACACGGGTAGGTGGCGCGCTCACCACCACCTCGCCCGTACTTGAGTCGGTAGTGGTTATGGCAGTAGCCCTTGGCCCGGTGTGGCTTGTCGCAGTCAGGCTCGTCGCAGCCGCGGGGGTTGTGCATCATCGCGTAACGCTGGCTGCATTGCCTACGACAGAAGCGCTGATCGGATCGCTTCTTGTTGTACTCGCTGCCGCATGCCTCGCACGTGTCCGTCATCCCGACTTGCCTCCTCCAGATATGCGGAAGCCCCACACCTCTGGAGTGGTGCGGGGCTTCCTAACCCGAGGGATCAGACTCGGGTTGTCTATGGGTTGTCAGCAGCCCAGCCACCTGGCTGGTGTCGTGCTGTCTCCTTGTTGTGGCAGCGGGCACATAGGCCACGGCCAGCGGCTGGGTCGTTGGGGTCGAGGCCTTGGGCTTCGAGGTCGCGGCGTGACAGGGGCCAGTGGTCGGCGACGGTGGCGACCTGGCCGCAGAGGACGCAGGTGGGGTCTCGCTTGAGGACGAGGCGGCGGAAGCGTCGGTGGCCGGGGGTGGCGTAGCCGCGTTCCTTGCTGGTGCCTCTGGCTTTGTCGGCTGCTCGGGTGTGGTCAGCGCAGCGTCCGCCGTCGGTGAGTTGTGGACATCCTGCGACTGAGCACACGCGCTTCGCCATGCTGCTGCCTCCGTGGTGTCCGGTGTCGGCAACGGCTCAGCGACCCCAACGGGGGAGAGGATTGCGGGGGTGTGCCTGGTTGCCGACACCGGAGACGGCCACACAACCTGTCGGGGTGTGGACATGGTTGTACGGCCCGCCTGATTATCAGCACAGGGTGAGCGCGTGTGTCAAGGGGTAATCGTGGGCGGCGTGTCGTGGTCGGGGTTGGTTAGTGCTGCGTCTACCGTCACTCACCTTGCACCTCCACCGGAGTTGGTCACAAGCGCGCCCTTGCGCCCCATGTCAGACCGACGTTTTCGCTCGTCACCTAACACAGTCCAACCGTTTCGCTTGTACTGGTCCTGCCACTCTGTCTCCTTGCGATAGCGGTCCCCAAAGCAGATTCCAGATTCCAACTCAACAACTCGCAGAGCACCAGACCTGATGCCTTCACGTACCCACGGCTGCCACTCGTTGTAGCGGTGTCGCTCAAGGCGTGTGGGTAGCGACGAGGTGATGCCTACGTAAGCGATCCGGCTCTCGCCCTCAAGTGCGTATGTGGTGTATGTGCGCTGCTCACGAGGAACCCTCACGGCTGCTTTGCGAACTCTTGCTCGACGGCGGGATTCGTTTCGACAATCTCGACAGTATGGGTATCCGTCTTTGCCCCAGTATGTGTTTTCTTTAGTGCGCTCGTGTCCGTTCTTGCAAGCGTTCATCACGCTTCTTCAACCTCCCGTAGTCGGGCTTCCGCGCGGTCGATGGCACTGCACACCGTGCAGGCGTCGCCGTCCGGGGTGAGTTCGTGGCCATCTCCGTCGTCACCCCCCAGTTCCGCGATCAGGTCGGTCAGGATCGCCCGTACTTCTGCGGTGCGTTCGATCTCCCGCGCCCACGCATCCGTCCGGTCCAGTCGGCGTACCCGGTCGGCCAGGTCGTCGGGGACCTGCCAGTCGTCACTCATCGCTACCCACCTCCCGCAGTCTGGCTTCTGCTGCGTACAGGGCGGTCTTCACCCAAAGAGGCGGCTCGTCCCCGAATGTCGGGTGCCCCTCCCGCAGTTCCTCGATCAGGTCGGTCAGGATCGCCCGCTCTGGCGGCGGTGGGCAGGCCGTGTCAGCGTGGGAATGCTGGCAGCGCTGCTCAGCGAGGACCGCCATGAACGTGTCGTACTCGTCATCGGTCAACTCGATACCGTCACTCATCCGTCACCTCCCGTAGTCGGGCTTCGGCGCGGTCGGTGGCCTCCTTCAGATCCCAGCCCCCGCCCATGTCCTCGTAGATGTCCCGTAGCGCCGCGATCAGGTCCGAAAGGATGCGCTCGGGTGTGTCACTGATCGGGTCGTTGTGTGCAATGCGGATGCCGGGACGTTCCCTCAACAGGGCGATCCCGTTCGCTGCCGGGTCCACCTCGACCGGTAGTCCGAGTAGGGACGTGAGGTCCTCGGGGATGGTGATGTCGATGCCGAAGTAGTCCGCGATCTGTACCGCGACCTTCGGTGACACCCACCATCCCGTGGGCGTGCAGCCGCTCTCTTTCACTGCGTCGAGCATGCCGTGGGCGAGGCCCACGATGTCCTCACTCATGGCGCTGTGCGGGGCTTGTGTTGAGTTCCGTTATCCCGCCGTGACTGTCCACGAGTTTGCGCACCAGTGCCACGGGGACGTGGGCGTACACGCCAGTGGGGGCGTCGGCCGTCTCGGCGTACTGGCTCCATTCATCCAGTGGCTGCGGGCTGCTGGAGGCGTATCCGACCTCGACGTGGGTGAACGGTCCCGTGTTGCTGGCGTCGGCTTCGTCGGGGTCAAGCCAGTAGGGGGTGCTGTAGGTGCCGTATCCGGCGATTACTGACATCTGGAACCCGTCGGCGCAGACGAGCCAGTTGTTGTCGGCGTGCCCGTCGGGGTGTCGGTTGCCGTGTCGGATGATGTTGTCGAGCGCGTCGCTCATGCTGTGTCCTCTCGCTGTTCCAAGGCTAGGTTCATCTGGTCGATGGCTATGGATATCGCGGCGGCCGACCACGTGTCGCCGCAGGTGCTGCACACGACGGGCCGGGCCAGGCTGTTGGGTGTGTAGAACAATGCGCCCCCACATTCCTGGTCAGGATCGTCGGGGTGTGGTTCTTGGCAGTAGCCGAGGACGTGGCGGTTCTCGCCGGCCATGCGCCGCAGGTATAGCCACAGCCGCTGTAGGCCGCTCCACGGCTCTAACGGGTCGGGGTGGTCACTGAGTGCCAGGTGGTGGACTTGGAGCAGGGACAGGGCTGCTGCGGGGGTGTGGACGTAGGTGAGGCGGCGGCGTCCGGCGATCCAGTTGGCGATGTTGGTGAGGATGTGGTGGGCGTTGGGGATGTCGCCGTCGCCGGTGTGGGGGTCGGTGAGCGCGATGATGTCGAGGCGGACGGGCGCTTGGGACTTGCTGCCGGTCTGGTTGTTGCCGTCTCTGGCTGTCTGGGCGAGTTCGGGGAGGTGGTCCCACAAGCGTCGGGTGTCGGTGATGCGGTCGCGGATGGTGTCGGTGTGGTGTTCGCAGATGGTGGCGGGTGGGTGGATGTCGGGGGCGTGGCCTCGGTGTGGGAGTGGGCAGAGGTGGCGGGGGGTGATGTTGTCGTCGTGGTCGTTCACTTGGGCTCCCTAGCCAACTGCCGCTCATATTCGGAGTAGTTCGCTCGCATCTGCAACGCAAACGTTTGGTCTGCGTTGATGAGCCTGTGGTTGGCGTCGTGCTCAATTAGGTTGATCGCCATCACCCAGGGCGTGTCATCGGATAGCAGGTCAGTGTGCTTGCATTGGCAGCCCTTGGCGCACTGCTTGCCCGCCGCGCGATCCTTGATCGATTTGGCCATGCGCCGGTCGTCCTTCGCCTGCGACCACTCCAACGCGCGCAGGGCTGATTCGCGCGCCTCTGTCGATAGGTCTGCGATTGCCGTCAGTTCCCGTCGTAGTTTCGATCGACGTGATCGTTCATGTTCGATGCGCTCGACATGATCGTTCCAACAACAATCTGGCCATGGTTCGTTCATTTCAATCCCCTGATCTCGCGCGCGCTACTACCGAAAGGTTCTCTCTCACCTGCACCACCCCGCTTCGTACGTACGTCCGTCCGTACGTGCATTGCTTGAGTTACTGCGTCTGCATATGCGTTCGCATATGCGTCTGCATAGGCGCAATGGCTGTAGGAACGGCCGCAGCCATACCAATCAGGACACCGATCCGAACTCGTGTCGTCCAGTAGCGAGAACAGTTCGGACACCAGCGCGTCAGGGCGCGCAACGATGCGGCACTCGCAGTACCCGGCGTCACGTGGCAGGTCCGAAGTCACGGCAGCATGACCCCACTCTCGGCCCAACACGTGGCCTAGCGCTTCCGCATTGAAGGCGTCGACGTGGTTCGCGTAGTGCCACACACCGAGCACTGCGCCGTCATTGCGTCGAGCCAGGTCGCGCCACCTGCGGTTAGCCGAGTAGCCCACCTTCACCATGTGCGGCCACCCGATGACGTAGACGGAATCGACCGTGTCTTGCCTGCTCATTTGTCCACCGCTCTCAACGTGGCCGCTTCTCTTGCGCGTTGCTTCTTCCATCTGATCTCGGCAGCGGCCCTAGCCTTGTTGCTCCGCTCTTGCGCTGCGAGCGCGGATGGCTGGTAGTCGTGCCAGTCGTTGATGTCCCACCCGCCCTCGGCCCAGTGCCACAGCCCCACTTCCTCCAACTGCTGGGCGTCGCGCTGAGTGCCATGCAGGTACACCAGGCACGACCGCGGTAGGTATCCGTCGAGGCCGTGCTCACCGGAGTAGGACAGTCCCGCGATGTAGACGGCGATGGCTCGCCAGGCCTTGGCTTCCACGAGCACCAGCACTTTGGGGTTGCGCGGAAACGAGCAGTCCAACCGCACCCACGACAGCCCCCGTTCCGCATCGATGTACTTCGCCATCTCACTTCTCCTTCGGTGTCCAGTGCTTCGCGCGGTAGTGGTCGCTGTAGGCGTCCTGGGCGGCTTCGAGGCCGACGACGGTGGTGGTCCAGTCGCAGCCGTAGCAGCGGACCGTGCAGGCGTTCATGGGCGGCTCGTCAGGTGCCAACCGTGGCAATGGGGGCACAGGTAAGCGCGGACGGGAGCGCGCCAACGCCACCGCCCGGTCTGGCATTGCTCGCGCTCCTGTAGTCGCGCGGCTTCAAGGCTCAGTAATGCTCTGCGTCGGGTCCACCCGTGCCCACACAAGGCCACCGGGTGGCCGACCTCCGCGAGGTACCCGTTCCAGTACGACCGTCGCCGCCAAGACCGAGCGATCCGCCGCACTTGGTAGGAGATGTCCCGCCAGTGCCCCATGCGCAGGGCCATGAGCAGCCTGCGGACGTCGCTGTAGAAGCCGACTGGGTACACGTCGATGACGCCCGGCTCACCTTCGTAGTAACGCTCGGGCCGGAAGAGTCGGATTGGCTTGGCGTCAGTCATCGCGCGACAGTCGTAGTCGGGCCTCGGCGTAGTCAGCGGCGCGCCCGATGTCGCAGTTGCAGGACGGTTCCCGGCAGTGCTCCCTCAGTTGGGCGATCAGGTCTTGCAGGATGGCGCAGGGGTCAGTCCTGCTGTCCGTCATCACTGCTCCCCCTCAGGGATGTCCATCACCTCAGCGTCGATGACTTCCCCTGTGGCGAGGTTCACCTGTTCGCCGTGCTCGCCCACAGGCATGCTGTCGGACCTGCCGGGTACGCTGGTGTGAGCAGCCCCTGGTGTCTCCCCCGTCGCCAGGGGCTGCTGCCTGTTCACCGTGAGGTGGCTGGTGTCCACTTCCACGGGGCCAGCGATAGCGGGCTGGGTGGCGGCTTGTTCCGCGATCGATGGACCGGCCGGCACCTGCACCACCTGCTGCTGTGAGGCAGCGGGTGCAGCTGCGGCGGCGGCGGTCTGACGCAGCACGAACGCCTGATCGACACTCGATGACGGCACCCAGTCCTCTAGGCGGCGCACGGCGGTCTTACGCCACATTTCGGCGGTGTCGGTGTTCCACGGCGAATCCGGTTTAGAGGATCCTTTCGACATCGCTTTCGCGCGGGCCGCTTCCCTGGGGCCGATGACGGCGACTTTCGACGTTGCTCCGTCGTCGAGGACGGCATACGCGTACGCGCCGAGCAGGTCGCCACGATCGCCGAACCAGTCGACTTCGTGGTGGGGGCGTTCGTCGCCGGGGCTGAACCGGAACACGTCATTGGAGAACACGCATTCGGCGTGCACTGACCGGACCTTGCCCGTGTTCAGCATCCGTTTCACGATGCCCTGCCACTGCGGGATGCACACGATGTCGTAGCCGCGTTCCTTGGAGCGGAACGGTGTGAGGGCTACTTCCTTCGTGCCGGGTTCCAGACCCAGCCGCGCGGCCTCAAGGAGGGCTTGCAGGAACCCGATGGGGTTGGCTTCCGCTGCCTGCGCCAAGTACTGGTTTTGGCGCAGCAACCCCACCGACAGGCGGGTGAACAGTTCCGGGGTGATCTGCGGTGGCAGGACCAACGCGAACTCCCCCAACGATGCCCGCACCTGCTGCGACACCGGCACCGGCTCGATCTCACTCTTCGTCATCTTGTTCCTTCCACAACAACGGTCGGGACGGTTTCCCGACCGTGATCAACTCGCCTGCGAGGTCCGGGGCCAGTTCCCGGACCCGTTTGACTGACACCGACTCCCGCGGCTTACTGGGCTTGTAGGTGGCGACCAGGTGGCCGTGGTCGTCCACGGCGTGGGTGGCGTCCCCGATCGCGTCCCGCAACCGGGCAGCCGCGGCATCCAGGACCGCCTCAGCCTGCGCGTACGTCTTGCGGGCAGTCCGGTACGCGGCGATCACATCGGGCCCGATGACGATCGTCGAGTTGGGTTCCACATCCGGCCACGGCAACACCAACGCGGCCGGGTCATCCGCCGGCGGTTTCCCGCCCACGACGTGGGTAGCCCACCACGCCGCCGCCACCTCGACCGCGTCCCGGCAATAGGTGTCGTTGCGGCGGACCACCCGCTCCTCATAGCGTTGCCCCCCGATCAGGACCGGCACGTACGCCGTGTCCAAGCCCGTGACCGCCAACTGGTACAGCGTTTGCGCCAGATAGGTGTCCGGGATCCCGCCGTCGTCCCAATGCTTCGCCTGCCGCAAGCCAGCGGTTTTCGCTTCCACGACCGCGGACTCCCGCGGGTTGTGCCACACCGCGTCCAAGGACACCGTCAACGCCGGATACTCGGGGTGGGCCACGACCGAGGGCAGGTCCTCGGGGGCGGTGACCACGAACCCGTCGCGGCCTTCCGCGAACCGGGCCACCACCACCGGCTCCAGTCGATGCCCCCACTCCGCGGCCTCACCCGCCTCCTCCGCTGACACCTGCCCGGTCTTCTCCATCCACAACCGCGTCGGGGTCTTGTACGTGGACAGGCCCTGCGCGACCGCCCAATCCGATGCCCCGAACCGGCGCGCCGCCAACCACTCATCCGAACCGGGGGCAGCCCACGACACCGGAACCGCCGCCCCCAACGTGGCCACACTCACGACTCACCGCCGGGGATGAGGTCGGCGAGGTCAGCGATAGCGCGGTACTGCCGCGCCCACCGCTTCCGGTCCTTCTTCCGTGCGGCCGGCCACCGCTGGGAGGGCTCGGCGACCCGTTCCCGTAACTCATCGGCGGTGCCGGTCCAGCATCCGGCGTGGATGCGTGGCCCGTGTGGGGTGTGGGTGATGGTGACGGTCCGGTGTTCACTGCCGACAGGTCCGACCGCGAGCCACGAAGCGTTGCCGGACACCGAAGCGTCGCCGGACACCGAAGCGTCGCCGGACACCCAAGCGTTGCCGGACACCGAAGCGTCGCCGGACACCGAAGCGTCGCCGGACACCCGAGCGTTGCCGGACACCCAAGCGTTGCCGGACTGGGCCAGCAACTCGCCGGACTCAATCCAGCCGCCAACATCCCCGGCCTTCACCACCCACCTGGGGATGTCACGCACCGCACGAATCCGCTGAAACGTGACCCCCAACCGCTGCGTAGTCTCACCCGTGAACTCGTACTTGGCCCCGCTCACGCGATCACTTCACCGGTGTCAGCGTTGATCAGCATCTGCTTCTGCCCGCAGTAATGCTCAATCGCTTTCGACTGGCAGCGAACCCCCAACGTCGACTCCGCGCCGACCTTCTTCAACACCGCGTCGATGCGCACACCAACGGCACCGACCTGCCCACACTGCGGGCATTCCGCGTCAACGAGGAACAACCCCTCACTGATCGACTGGTACTGGTTGTCCTTCTTCATCCCGACTCTCCCTGCTGTTGCTGTTGCTGTCGTTGTTGGTCTTGGTGGTCCCTGAGCCACTGATGCGCCAGCCCCATCAGCACCGTGGGTTTCGCCGTCCAGCCACAGCGGGGACATTCGGCTACCCACCGCGGGTAGCCGGCGGAGTCGTCACGCCAGACGTGGCCGGGGTGAGCAGTCACCGCACCACCTCGCGGCCTTGCCGCAGCAGTTCCATGAACTCCGCGCGATGCCGCCCGATGAGCCGCTTGATCGCCCAATGCCGCACCCGCGACTCCCGCCGTGACTTCTCGGCCACGTCCTCGGACTGGCGGCGGGCGCGGGCGTAGGTGGCGGCGAACTCCCGACACTCTGCGCACGGTTGCTGCCAGGCCTTGCGGTGCCGGTTCACCCCCGCATGGGTGCCCGCGTACTCGCCACAGGAGTCTGGGCGGGTCACAGCAGTGCCCCTTGGTCGGGGTTCGGGTCAGCCGCGTAGCCGTCCACAATGCGACGCCTGGCGACCTCGATGTAGTGGTCGCTCAACTCGCAGCCGATGAACTTGCGGCCCTCCAGCACGGCCGCCACCCCTGTTGTCCCCGATCCCATGAACGGGTCGAGGATCGTGCCACCTTCGGGAACGATCTTGACCAGTTCGCGCATGACATCGAGCGGTTTCTGCGTTATGTGCTCGCGTTCGCGTGGTGGACTGGCTCGGTAGAAGCCGGGGAGGCACGCGTCGTCGTAGTCCATTCCCATTGAGCCAGCGGACCCCCACACGACGTACTCAGCCTGATTGGTGAACCGTCCTGCGGTGGGCCTTGCGGTTGTCTTGACCCACGGCACTAGGCCGCGCCAGACGAATCCACCCGCCTGCAACGCATCGCTAGTGACGGGCAACTGCCGCCAGTCGGTGAAGAGCAGCGCCACGCCTCCGGCGCGTGTCGCACGTAGGCAGGCGGACAGCCATAGGGCACACCAGTACCCATAGCCGCGCTGATCGCGGTTATCGCCGCTGAAGTCCACCAGGGTGCTTTGACTGCCGCTATTGCTCATGACGTACTTAGCGAGAGTGGTGCCGGCGCGGTCCGACCGGACCATTCCCCCACTGCTGTAAGGCGGATCGGTGATGACTGCGTCCACGGACCCGCTGGGCAGGTCCCGCAGCACCGCCAGCGCGTCCCCGTGGTACAGGGTGACGCCGTCGGCCTCGTAATACGGGTCAGTCATCTTTCTGGCCCCCATCCAGCGGCCACGAGGTCCGCGATCAGCCCACCCAGCGGCATCTCCACCACCCGCGGCGCGTCCAGTTCCAGCGCCTTGGTGACCCACAGGTATTCGTCGATGCGCAGGAACGCCCGCCAGTCCCGTGCCTTCCCGCTGCCTTTGCGTTTCACGACCAGCACCGCCAGGTCACACTCGGTGACCCGAGCCGCTTCGGCTTCGGTTTCCTGCCACCAGGCCGCCAGCAGATTCCACGACGCGCCGTGCGCCGCCTGCCCGCCTTTGCATTCGATGACGGCGCGGCCGTACGCCACATGGACGTCGCCCACGTCACCTGCGCCGCGCAACGCCGGGCGGGTGGCGTGGATCCCGTGCGCCAAGAACTCCTTGACCGTGGCGGACTCGACGGCCGTGCCGATCGCTTTGCTGCGGCTCATGACGCACCGTCCAGCAGTTCCCGGCCCGCGCCCACCAGGGCTTCCCCGGCAGTACGCAGTTGTTCGGTCATCTCCCGGTGCCGCATCGCGGCCACCTGCAGCTCGTCGCGCAGCGCACGGATGTGGCCGTCGAGGTGGTCGCGTAGTCGGGTCGGTTGGGTGTCGTCGTAGGAGAACGCGCACCACAAGCACGACGCCCACGTCGTTGGTGTGGTCATCGCGGACCACCGCCGCAGATGTGCTCCACCATCGGACCCACCACAGTCGCGTCACACGTCGCGCACACCCGCCCCGGCACCACAACACGGCCGATGCGTTCCGCGCGGGTCGCGGGATGCCGGTCACGCGCCATCGCCAACGCGGTGTCGATGTGCCGGTCCAGTTCGGCCTGGCCCGCCTTGTGTAGCCCCCACAGCAGCCAACCGACGGCGATGGCCGCAGTCAGGCACCAGACGCCGATGAACCACGTCATGCCGACCCCCCCGCCGGCAGCCGGGTCGCATCCGAGTGGGACGGTTTGACGCAGTACGCGGTCAGGCCGCAGTCGCTGGATTCCGTGGGCAGCATCTCGGTGGCGATGAGGGTCCGCGCGGCACGCCACGACAACGTCGGATGGTCGCCGGTGTTGCGCCACAGCCAGCAGCCGGTGCCGGGCTGGAAGTCGATGTTGCGTTCGTGCCAGTCGGTGGGCAGCGTGGGGAACAGGTGCGCGGTCATCGGGTCCCTCCGCACACCCGCGTCGGCGTCCACAAGACGCTGCACGACCCGCAGCGGGTCACGTCATCGTCAGGTTCGGGCCAGCAGTCCGCGAACAGTGCGAGCGCGTCCACCGCGTGCCGGTCGAACGCCGCTGACCGGCGTCGGGTGCTGACCGTGTGGATGACGATGCCGACGGCGGTGGCGGCGAGGAACCCCCACACAGCGACCGTGACCTGCAGGTACGTGGCGGTCATGCGCTGGCCTCGCCCTCGGCCGACCGCCACGCGCGATACCCGGCGTAGGGGCGCAACTGAGCGACCCACAGTCCGCCAGTCTCACGAGATGCGTAGTAGGCGCGCTTCTGCGACTCGTAGGTCAGGCGCAGCTCTTCTATGGTCAGGTCAATGTCGTCCGCGCTCAGGTTGCCGAGAGTGGTGGTGCGCCCGGCGACACTGGCCATTCCCATTAGCGACTTCAGTGCGCGCGGGCCGCAGACCGTCAACGTGATGTCGTAGGCATCGCCCAGGTCGGCGATCACCTGCCCCTTCTCCAACGCGCTGCGAACGAACGATGTCCCACTACGAACCGTGGCCTTGACCTGCTTGCGGAAGTACTGCTCCAACAAGTCGCCGGGCACTTCGTCAGTGAGTTGCCCTTCTTCGTGCAGCGCGACGCACTCGCTGACCGCCTCCTCTATGACGACCTCGGTATTCGCGGTGCTGTCGACGTTGCGGCCCGCTGACTGCGCGACGATCTCGGCGATGGACGTGGGGGCTTCTTCGTGACTCACAGGTTCTCCTTGTGGATGGACGCGATGTGGTGCAGCGACGCCACGGCGGCGTCGATGTCAGCGGCAGTGATGACCGTGGTCGCGGCGTCGAGTCGTAGCGCGTCGACCATTTCGGCGAGGGTGGGTTCCATGAGTGGAGTGAGGCGGGCGATTGCGGAGCAGACACCCACGCTGAATTTCTGCACCTGCTCTTCGGCTTCGCGTTCGGCGCGGCGCTGCTCGGCGGTCTCCTTGTCGCGCACAGTCAGCGCGTCCTCCAGCGGCAACTTGCCTTCGTCCACGAGCGCGGCGAGGTCGGGCCGGTTGTCCTTGAGGTCGGCCAGCAGTTCGGCATCACGCTTCGCTTGAGCTTCAGCAAGGGCTTGCGCGTTGCGCCGCGCTTCTGCCATCCCGGCGGCTTCGTTCAACGTGACCGAACCATCGATGACGTCATCCACAAGTTCCGGGCAGTGATCCAGCACTAGTCCGGCCAACTTCATGGCCTTGATCCATGCGGCTTCTTCGCTACTGGACGAAAGTCCATTAGTGACGGTGTCTCGCTTCCACCGGCCGTTCTTCCGTTTCCCGTTGGCCGCCAGGTCGTCGGCCACGGCCATGGCCTTCTGCCCCGTCGACACGTTGCGGCGCTGGGCGTTCACCCGCCCGATGTAGGCGCGTACCGCTTCCTCGGTGTCGAGGTCGGGTGGCGTTAGGTATCGGGGTGACACGCCGGCCAACCGGCACGCCTCCAGTCGGTTGCGGCCATCGACCAGGCGGCCCTGATCGTCGAGGACGAGGGGATGGGACAGGCCGTCGGCGGCGATGGATTCCGCGAGTGCAGCCAACTCGTCGTCGGGCATCATCGGCCACCGCGCCGCCAGCGGATGAATCTCGCCGAGGAACTCACTCATGCCGATGCCTCCGACGGCAGCAGGTCCGCCATCGGGACGTCGAGTGCGGCGGCGATGGTGGCTAGGTCGTCAACGGTGAAGGGGGTTTGTGCGTTGACGCGGCGGGACAGCCACATCTCGGTGACGCCCATCTCGCGGGCGAGTGCGGCTCGGGTCTTGTTCTGGCGTCCCAGTTCGGCGCGGATGTTGGCCGCGATCTGAGGGGTAGGCGTAGTGCTCATGGGTCGTGAGGTTACGCATGACGCGCGTGCATCTACAAACTTGGGCGTTAGATCGGCGTGTCGCGAGGCTACCCATGCGTAACGGATTGCGTTAGGGTTGGGTTATGGCTGTACTGAAGATGCACCAGTTGCGGCATTCGTTCGCGTGCGCCAACTACGCCCGCAACGGCCACGACATTGTGGCGGTGCAGGAGCTGCTCGGTCACACGTCGGTGGCGACGACGCAGAACGCACCACGGGGCGGGGCTCCGGGAAAGCCCGGAGCGCCCGCACCGGCAAGTACGTGACGAAGGAATACGCGAAAAAGAACCCTTCGACCACGGTGATTGAGAAGAAGTAGGCATTCCAGCCTCTACTTCCCGAACCCGCTGGGGGTGCACCCATCTTGGTGCACCCCCAGCGGTACACGCAAGAAGGGTTGCCGTAACCGTCCAACTGGACCAGGGCGCCGATCATCGGAGGGCCGCGTCACGAGTCGCCCGCCACCGGATCTTAGGCGTCAACAACGGTCGAGATTGAACCAGTTCGTTCCGGGCGCTGGATGCCGTTGCCGCGTCAGCGATACCCGTGATGGTGAAGGCTGCTGCGCCCGCGCTGTCCGGCCGGTGACGTCGGCGTGACCAGTGACGTGCTGCGGGCGTCAGTGAACGCCGCGTCGATCGCGCACGCGCTGCCTGTGCAGCGTCAGGGCTGTGCTGGGCCTACGGTGAATCTAATCGAGGGAGTGTGATCCTGATGCGGATCGGAGTGGCCGCGATCGCGGCAGGGGTGATGGTCGCAGCGGCAGGCTGCGGGGGGAGCGCGGAGAAGGACGCGTCGCTCCATGCGGTGTGGTCGTCGTTCGACACTGTCGGGCAGAAGGCGTTCTGTGAGGCGGCGATCCAGGACGGGGAGAACTTCTACGGTCCCGCGATGGCGTTGGCTGAGAAGGCGGGCAACGGGGCGACGCAGTATGACGCGCAGCAGTTCCTGCTGGAGTTCTGCCCCGATGCGTGGCTCATCGGCCCCGACCGGTTCTGAGAGCGCGACGAAACGCCCCCACCCCTGCCGTGCTCGGCTGAGGGTGGGGGCGTCGTCGTGTTCTGGCGGCTGTTAGCCCTTGGGGACTTCGACGGCGGCTTCGAGCTTCGCGTCGGACTCCGGTAGGGCGGCTTCCAACGCTGCGAGCGCGTCACGCTTCGCCTCATTGTGAGCCTCGTCCAGTGTGCGCGCCTCACGACGCTGCACCTCATCCAGCAAGGCTTGCTTCAGCCACTTCTTGTATCCGGCGGCATCGCCGAACGATTGCAGTAGCCGGGTCGCTTGCGGTCCAGTCACGGTCAGCGTGGGCAGGTCAGGCATGGTGTCTCCTTAGTATCGGTGGGTGGTTAGGCGGCGGAACGGTTGCGGTTGCGCCGCTCGTTGTTGCAGGCGCGGCACATCCTCCGGCCACAGTTGCGGATGTAGAGGTTGTGGCCGGAGTACGGGTGCCCCTGCGGGCAGTGTGTGATCTTCGATGACGGGTGGGTGTCGCCGTGAGCGTGTCGCCCCTTCGCCCGCATGTCCGCCATGTTGTCCGCGTCGGTTCCCACGAAGATGTGATCCGGTCGCACACACTTGGGGTTGTCGCAGTGGTGGCACAGAATCTTGCCTTCAGGGATCGGCCCTACCATCCCCTCGTATACGACGCGATGCGCCAGCGCAGTGCCACCCGCGCGTGTGCCGTTGTGGACAAACACGGAACCGTAGCCGTCGGTGCGAATCTTGCCGCCGTACTCCCAGCAGTCGTCGCCGATCAGCGTCTTGTCCAGTGCTCGGATGTGTGCGGGCACCCGCTGCCCTAGCGCGCCCATCAGGCTGCCGACCCCGGCAAAGACGACGGCCAAGCGTCGGTGGTGAAGTAGGAGAACGTCCCCCGCACGGTCGCCGCACGAGAACCGCACACCATCGTGTTGGTGTTGGCGTCACGGACCTCGGCGTAGAACACGGTGGACGAACCGCTATTGACCGTCGTGTTCACCCGCGTATTGGTTCGGAATCCTGCGGGAACGTCGAGGAACGTGTCGGATGACGCTGACGTGCCGGTGAACGAAAGGAGTACCACTACGTGAGTCCCCACGCGGCGGATCTTCACACCTTCAATTCCAGTGCTCCACGAGTTGAGGAGGCTGGCTGACATCTGCCGCCAGCCGGTGTCGCCGTACTCCACCACCCAGCCGGTGTTGCCCGTCCCGCTGGCCTTGACCCACTTGATGGCGCCGGTGGTGGCGGCGGTGTCGATGTAGGTGGACCCCACCGGGGCGGACACCACCGACTGCGGTGACCCGGTCCCTTCAGTGTGGGTGACGGTGCCGAGGACAAGGCCGCTGGGGATCGTCACCGTCCCGGTGAACGTGGGCGACGCCAACGGCGCACGCGTCGTGTCGATCGCGTGGACGTGGTCCTGCCGCGACGGGATCGCCGACGTCCCAGCCGCAGCCACACCGTTGATCACCGGGGTCGCAGCCGACAACAACCCACCCGCCAACCCCGTACCCGCCACCGTCGCATCGGACGCGATCGTGCCCGCCGTCAACGCGCCAGTGACATCCAACGCCTCCGCGGTCGTGGACCCCGTCAACGCCGTGTCATCGACCAGTTCGTCGTAGGACTCCTGGTGGTCGGTCTTGGAGATGTAGCCGGTGACCGGGTCACCGCCCTGGGCGTCCAGTTTCGCCTTCGCTGATGACAGGCTCATCGTGCTCCGTTCGGTTGTGTCGGGGGTGTCTAGTAGGTGTGGTTCAGCGCATTTCGGCGTGCCACGGCTCCCAGGGGGACGTGACCGGGAAGTGTCCGCCGAGCCGTTCGAACTCGCGGCGGGCTTTGCGATTCGAGGCGAGCGACGTGTACCCGCCGGTCCTGCCGATGACGCCGCAGTCGGCGGCGTTGCCGTCGGCGTGGTTGGAGTAGGGGTCTTTGCCGCACTGCGCCCACGAGTGGGCGGTGGAGTACCTGCTGCAACAGCGGGCGGCGAGGTTCCCGCGTCCGGCGAGGTACCGCATCCGCAGTGTCCACGCCTCGTGTGGGGTGCGTAGCCCGGAGATGATGCGGATCGAACGCCGCAGCACCTGTCCAACGCGGTTCAGCGTCCGCAGGAGTCGCTTGTTCGTGGGCCAGCGGGCACCCGAGGCGAGTTCGAGGAACGGGTACTGGCCGGGGCCGACCATGCGGACGTTCTTACCGAGCCGCTTCGTGCCCCACTTCTTGGCGGCTTCGGCTTGCTGGGGTGTCATCCAGACCTTGCCGGTCTTGCCGCGCCGCCAGGAGTAGCGGCCTTCGCCGAGGTGGTAGACGAGGCGGCGGCCACCGAAACGCGTCGTGGCCACGACCCGGTATTTCCGGGCGGTCATCATCGGGTTACCCCTTTCGGAGTAGCGGAACACTTGCAGGTGTATATACACCGTGGTATAGTGGAGTCATGAACGAAGGAGAGACCATGAGCACGACATACGAAGTAATCAACCTGGCCCCAGCGGCAAGCGGGTTCGGCGAGTGGGAATGGGCGGAGCGCGACCCCGAGCGCTACGCCGACCTGGCTGACGCCTTTGACGACGCCATCAGTTGGGATGTGCTGGCCGACGACGCAATCCCCGAGTGGGCCACTGACATCCGGGGCATGATCCGCGACGAGATCGGGGATGTCGCCGCGATCCGGGTTACCGAGGATCGAGTGTTCTACGCACTGGTGATCTCTCACGACGACACCTACATCGTGTGGGAGGACTGATGCCTGACCAGCCCAAGACCCCGCTGCGGTCTGTCCGCGTCCCCGATGACGTGTGGCAGGCCGCACAGGCGCGCGCCGCCGAGAAGGGCGAGTCGGTGTCCGACGTGGTGCGCCGCGCCCTGACCCGATACGCCCGCCGCAAGCAGTAGGGGGGCGGCGGGTCACTGTCGCGCCATCCACTGTCGGCGGGCCTCGCGCATGAGCCGCTGCACGTCGATACGGCCGGGGTCGGTGTGGTCGTCGTGGGGTCCGTGCTGGTGGCCCTGGACACCGCCACGCATCCACGCCGCCGTCCCCCGCTGCGCTCCCGGCCCCCACGTCTTGCGTGCCTTCCACGGGATGCGGGCGCGGAACATGATCGCGGCCAGCACCCACGCCCCCCGCAGCCGCTTACGGTCGGTGAAGTCCCGGTGCCCGTATCCGGCGACACAGACCTGTACGTTGATCGTCCCGGCCTTGTTCGCGGACGCGCCGCCATGCACCGACCCGCCGACCATCGAACGGGCGGCCTTGTCCATCGGGGCCAGTTGCACCCACTTGCCGCAACACGGCCCCCACACGAAGTGGTAGTTGATGCGCTTGTGGTTCACGTAGTGGGCGAGGTTGACGACATGTCCGGGGGTGCATTCCCGGTCCACGCCTTCGTTGTGCAGGGTCAGGCCACGGCGGGGGTGGTTGCGGGTCATTGGCTCGATGACGGGAGCGGGGATGCGTGTCACCCACTTGCTGGGCAGCCAGCCCTTCACGTCACTCGCCGATCTCGATGAAGTCGTCCCCGTCGGGTTCGGCCAGCCATTCGGCTTCCCGCGCAGCGTCGGCGGCTTCCACCTTCGCCACCGGTACGACCTTGCGGCGGGTGGCTTCGCCCTGCAGCAGCGGGAGCAGGGTGAACACAGCCACGATCAACGCCTGCACAGCGCCGTCGACGTCAGCGTTGACGGTCACCCCGACCGCGAGCAGTAGGGCGACGACGGCGGTCCAGACGGCGCGGACGCGGGCGGGTTCGAGGTCGCGGACTCGTTGCAGCCAGTCACTCATGCTCGTCCTCCTGGTGGTGGCGGTGGTAGGCGGTCAATAGGTCGAGGCGGGCTTGACGCAGGCTGGTGCCGCGTTCCCGGGCGGCTTGCGCGATCGCGGCGCGGACACCGCCACCGAGGCGGCCGATCCAGCGGACACACGGCAGACACCACGCGTCCGAATCGGGGGTGTCGCGGCGGGTGACGCAGTGCAGGCACGGGCAGCGGTCACATAACCGCGCGCACGCGTCAGCGTCGACGCAATGCAGACAGTCAGCTGGTGTGCTGCTCATCCTCGACCTCAAGGGGCGCGTGATGGTCCTGCCGCATCCGGCGCGGGTCGATCAGGGTCAGGATCAGGTGGTACAGGTCCTCGATGCGGCGTTCGATGCTTGATAGTCGCCGCTCCAGTCCCGCGACACGGTCGTTGAGGTCGTCCACGCGTTCCCTCTCTGCTGCGAGGCCCGCGGCGATGGTGTGGATTTCATCCAGTCGGTCACGCAGCGGGCGAGTGGCTCGGATGACCGCGCCCCACACGATCCCCGCGATCGCGCACGCACCGGTCAGCAGCGCGATCCAGTCCCCGGCGAGGTCGGTGAACGACTCATCGACCACCCGGTCACGCGACCTTGTACGTCATCGACACAGCGAGGTAGTCGCTGGTGGCCCACGTCATCGGGGCAGTAGCGCCGACGACCCCCGAAGCGCCCGCTGCGATGAGGAGCGTCACCGACTCCCCAGTCTGGACCGTTGCGACCCCGGCTTGCAACACCGCTGTTGCGTCGTAGATGACCACCGAACCCGCCGCGGCCCCCACGGACGCGAACGGCAGCGAGAACCGCCAGGCGCTCGTACCGGAGATGCTCGTCGTGGACCCCATCACCATCCGGATACGGACGTGGCACAACTCCCCCGCCTCGATGTACTCCCCCTCCAGCGTCCCGTTGCCGATGGTGGGGGTGCCGCCCGTGGCAGCCCACGTCGGCGTGTATGACGTCCACTCCGTCAACGCTTTCAGGTTGTCGCGGACGTGAGTGTCCAGCAGTGCTTCGGTGACCAACTCGCCGTCGGTCCAGTCCCGTGGTGTCGTCCAAGCCATTTCCGGTTCTCCTTAGAGTTGCAGGATCGTGGTCGTGCCCAGCACGGACAGGACGGGGTCGCCGAGCTTCCAGCCACCCGCGGTGCCCGTGTCCACCGTCACCGTCCACCCACTGGCATCGATGGAGTGTTCGATGGATTCGACGGTGAGGTTCAGGAACGCGGCCGGCGCGGTCGCGGGCAGGTCCTCGATGTGGATCAGTGACCCGAGGCCGACGTTGAGCATGTCGTCGGCTTTACCTGCGTGGGTCAGCCAGTCCATCGACATCGCCAGCCGCGGCGAGCGGGGCACGTCAGTGGCTGCGGTCACCACAGCGTTAGCGACCGCTTGGGCCTGGTTGCCGTCGGTGACCCACAGGTCAGCGGTGTACGACTGCAATCCGGGGTCGGTGTCCGATGACTTCGCGGAGTACACGACGCCTGCCGGTTGGATGGTGACTTGCGCGGTGTCGTAGGACTCGGCGTCGTCGATGCTGAACGCGCCATCGAACGCCAACACATCCGACTCCGCGGACAGGCTGATCGTTGGTGTGGCGCTGGGGACTCGGCTGCCTGCGGAGATCAACGACAGTCGCCCGTCGCCGAGGCCGACGACCTGGCCGCGGTCAGCCGCAGCGATCTCGTTGGCGACATCCATCACGGTCTTACCGGTGGTGGTTTGCGCGCTCATCGTGGTGGTGGCGGTCGCATCGCCTGCCAGCCATGACCCGAGGGTGGCGGCTTGCCGCGGCACCAGGAACGGCAGTTCGAGGAACCGTTCGTGGGCGGTCGGGGATCCGGTGCCGTTGTCGGCGAGGAGCTGCGCGCGGACATCGGTGCCGGTGATCGTATTGAAGATGGCCACATGCCCGACCTGCCCGTCGATCGGGTCGGTGGCGTGGCCGATGACGACGGTCGTGGTCGCGGGGGCGGCAGCGGACACCGACGCGCCACCGGACGACAGGGACGCTTCGACGCCGTCGACCCACACCCGGAACCGGTCAGCGAACACGCTCGTTTCGGAGTGGTCCTTCTCCACGTAGATGTGAGTCCACGTCCCGACGTCGACCAGCGACGACGACCCGTAGGTGCCGCTCACGCCGTCCTCGGTGACGACGACGCGTCCCGTGGAGCTGACCGCGACCGCGAGGACGGTGTCGCCGTCGCTGGTCAACGTCACCAGCCCGCCGGGGCGGGTGGTGCACCGCACCCACCCGGACACCGCGAGGTCGCCGTCAGCGGGCTGCGGGATGGTGGTCTCCCCCAGGATCGACAGGTCCGGGTCGCCGAGGGTCCACCCGCCGGGAGTGCCGGTGGCGGTGATAGTGGCGTTGAGTGTCTTGTAGTCCGCGCCCGAGGGGGTGAGGGCGGCGACGGTGTCCCCATCGGGGGACAGGTCCGACTCCACGCCCGTGGCCAAGTCTCCGAGGGTGCCGGTGACGGTGGCCGGGTCGCCAGCGGGGATAAGCCCCGACGCGCATTCGGTGACGGCGGCGAGGTCCGTCAACGGCCAGTAGTTGTACAGGTGCCGGTCTTGGGAGAGGACGCGGCCGGTCAGCCACGCCATGCAGCGGATCCGCGCCGCCGCGCCCACGATGTCCACCGCCTGGAACGTGACGATCGGCTGCCCGTCGGCGATCTTCCATTCCACGTCGGTGACGAACCCAGTCCACAGCTCGATGGCGTCCAACGCGGTCGTGTCGTAGTCGCCGCCGCCGTACTCCGGGCCATACGGCCCAGTGCCCTCGACCGCTTCGATGGTGTAGCCGCGGACCCGGATCGGCATCATCGTGGTGATCCGGCCATATGCGCCACCGGACACCGCTGGGGTGAACCGGCCGTCAGTGTTGTTCACCGACACCGTCAACTGCCCCGCGGACGCGGACTCCCCCACCAGGGCGCGTCCCCGGTTGAACGACAGCGACTCACCGGCCCGCACCCAGTCGGTGATATCGGTCCACGTCAGTGCGTCGCGGTCGGAGTGCACCGACTGCTTCGTGCCGTCGGCCTCGAACGCGACCTCGACGGTGACCAGGGGGATGGCCAGCAGCGGGTCGACGCTCATCAGGCGGCCTGACCGGTTTGCCGGTTGTAGTTCGCTAGCGCGGTGGCCATCGCGCGCCCATCCAACGCGATCGTGATGGCCTGCGGCGCGATCTCCACGGCGACGGTGTAGTTCGGGTTCGCTCGCGCTGCCGCGATCGCCGGGTCATAGATGCCCGACGACAAGACGCTGCCGAGGGTGACGGCGGCGGTGTCGATCCTGCCTTGGGCGGCGTTCAACTGTTGTATCTGCGCGGCCGTCATCCCCGACAGGGAGTCGATCATCGCTTGAGCGTCGTCGGGTCCCATCGTGGCGATCTGCTCCAGGATGGTGTTGTTCAGCCCGGCCTGCTGCAAGGCGGTGACTTGCCGCTGGTACTTCTCCGCAGCCGCGGCCCGCTCCTGGAACGACTTGATGACGTTGGCGGGTTTCGGGTCGGACTTGTTGACCTGAGCCTGCGCCGCAGCCACTTCCTTCAACGCGTCGGCGAGTTGCCTCGCGGCGGCGGCGCGGTCGCCGGGTGCGGCGGTGTTGAGTGCTTTGCGGGCTTCCTCGACGGCCTGGTTCGCGGCAGTTAACCGCTCCACGTCGGAGGCGTAGGAGCCGTGGACCTTCTGGAAGTTGCTGGAGAACGATGAGGCGGCGCGCAGCGAGTCGGTGACGGACTGCCAGAACGCGGCCTTCGCGTTCTGTAGGTCCTCCACGGTCTTGGCGGCGGCGGCTTCCCGAGCAGCTTGGGCATCAGCGGCCTGCCGGGCGGCTTCCGCCTGCTCGGCGGCCCTCTGCTCCGCGACGGCCTTGGCGTACTCCTCCAGGTTGCGTTGCCGTTCGGCGGCTTCCTGTTCGGCCGTCTCCTTCGCGTCGTTGACCGTGCCCCACTTGTCAGCCAGTTTCTCCGACCGCACAGTCTGGTCGAACTGGCGGCGGATGGACTGCTGCTCGTTCTTCCACGACGCGACCCGCTGCTTATACTCGCCGTCGGTCTCCTTCTTGCGGCGGGTGGGTTTGGTGGTGTTGTACCAGGCACCCGTGCCCACCGTGTTCCCCGTCAACCGGGGCAGGTTCTCCTCGATCCACTGCTGGTTGTTCTTGAGGAACGCGGGCAGCATGCTCTTCGCCCACGCCGCATACGGCTGCCCACCGATCATCGCGGCACCAGTGGACGACGCCTTGACCTTGCCGCCCTTCTTGAACCGGGGCAGGGTGCCGCTGTTGATGCGATGCAACGCGTGGACACCGATGCGGTCCACTGCGGCCGCGCGGACGATGAACTCCCCATCGGACAGCATCGCCGGGATCGAGTCCGACGTTGACGTGCCCGGCCCACTGATCAGGCCACCCGTCGCCCACGACCCGCCGCCACCACCACCGCTGCCGCCGCCGGGTTTCTCCCCTGAGGACGTGTACGTCGTGTGAATGTTGATGGAAGTGTCGATGGCGCTGATCGCGGACTGCACCGCCTGCATCGCGGACTGGGTAGCCGCCGCACCCGTTTCGGAGATGGCGGTGCGCCACGCTTCCGGGATGCTTTCGGCGGCGCCGGCGACGTCGTCGAGGTCGGATTCGGTTCGCCGCGCGTTCGGGGCGTCGGTTCGCACCGACTCCTTGTTCGACATGCCCCGCGCGGACTTGTCGACGTCGTCCAGGTCCTTCTTCGCGCCTTTCGCGCCCGGAGCGTCAACCTTCGTGGACTTCTTCCCCGGCACCTTGAGGACGGTGTCGATGAAGTCGTCGACAGCGTCCGCGGAGAACCCGGCGGCGATCGCGTTCTCCCGGAACGACGCGATCCGGTTCTGCATCACCCGATTCCCCGCAGCGAGCCCCGCCTGCTCGCCCTTGGCGGCGGTGACCCGCTCCTGCGTGGCCTGCGCCAACGCGCTGATGAGGCCCAGTTCGCTACGCATCGACTCGCGGTTAGACACCGCGGCCTTCGTTGTGCCTTGCAGCGCGTTGCCGTTCTCACGGCGGGCAGCCGCCAACCGGCCTTCTTGGCCGATGAGGGCGTCGGAGCTGCCGCCGACGGCGAGGTTCAACGCGATCAGTGTCTGGAGGTCGTTGATGAGTGCTTGCACGGCCTGCGACTGGCGTTCCGCGGCGTTCGCGCCGTCCTGCAACCCGCTGGCGGCGTCCGACCCAGCCGCACCCATCGCACCGAGGCCAGCGGCCGCCATGTCCGTGTCACCGGTTAACTGGCCCAGGATCCCAGCGAGACCACCGATAGGTTCCAGCAGCCCCATCGCGGCGGCTTTGATCTGGTCAAACTGCTGCGCCAACGCCATCAACGCACCCGAGCCGGGGACCATGCCGATGATCGCGGACCCGATCGCGCGGAACACTTCCGGCAACCCCGTCAACTCGCCGACCTTGTTGGTGATCCCCTCAATGCTCTTGATGAACCCGAGGCCCGCCAACCCCGCGCCCATCGCAGTGATGGCGCTGGTGACGGCCGTGATGGGGCCGACGAGTTTCCCAGCCGCCGCAAGCGACGCGGCCAGGTTGCTGACCGTCGAAGCCATCGCCACGATCCTGGGACCGGCGATCAACGCAGCCGCACCGAACGCGGCCACATACGTCGTCGCCGTCTGAGCCGCGGGAGGGAGGCTGTTGAACTTCCCCAGCAGCCCGCCCACCGCGTTCGCTGCAGCAGTCATCGCCGGCAGCAGCGCGGTACCGAGGGCGGCGGCGGCGTTGTCGAACTCCGCGCGCGCCCGAGCGGTGGCCGCGGCGGTGGTGTCGAACTCCCGAGCCGCAGCCCCCAGCGTATTGCTGGATGCCATCTGCTTCTGGATGAGCGACAGGGTCGCGCCCATCTTGTCCATGCCCGTGGCCGCCATCTCGGCCTTGATGCCCGCCTCCGTGAGCGAGATCCCGTACTGCTCAATCGGATCGCGCTCACCACGCAGCGCGGCACTGATCGCGTCCACGGCCTGCGACGTCGGCCCACCGAACTGTGCGGCCATGTCAGCGGCTTTGGTGATGAGGTCATCGGTGGTGCCCGCGACGTCACTTTGACTCATCCCCAGGTTCGTCAACTGCGACCCGAGCTGAGCCGCACTGGTGGCGTACTGCGTCTGCGACAGCCCGATGTTCACGGCCGCCGCCGCGTTCTCCCGCATCGACGCACTGTTGGACTTGAACACCGCGTCCAACGCCCCGAACGCCTGCTCCTGATCGCTAGCAGCCTTCGTCGTCGCCAACAGGCCCGCGGCCAACGTCGCGCCCGCGACCTGCGACGCCTGCCCCACCACACGCCACTTCTCCGCGTTCGCCTGTGACCGCGCTTGAGCCTTATCGAACGACGTCATCTGAGACGACGCGTCACCCATCGCGGACTTGAACTGGCTGGTGTTGGCTTTGAGGTTGACGAGTACGGTTCTGTCAGCCACGCGGTCAGCCTCCTTCCGGTCCCGATGGTTTACGGTTCACGGCCCACAACAGGCCAGCAGTCGATCCCCCCGAATCCACGAACGCCGACGCCGCCCGCTCCCGAGCAGCGCACGCATGACAGCGGATCGCCTCCGCAGCGAACGCGAACTCCGCGTCCGCTGCTGTCGTGTCCACCCGGTCATGGCCACACGCACACGTGCGTGCCTCCAACGCCTGCAGCGCGATCGCCAGCGACGAGTCGTCGGCGGTGAACAGCGGCTGACCTTCCGCAACGACACGGCCCTTGAGGACCGAATGCGGAACCCCCCAAGCCCGCGCAGTCTCCACCTCGACGCGTAGGACAGGGTTCGCGGTCAGCCGCGCCTCAGAGAGGGAGGTCGTCGACCTCGTTACACGCCAGGAACGCCGCCTCAAACAACTTCTCCGCCTGACCCGGCGTCAGCACGTCGAACAGGGGATCGCTCGCGTCGATGACAGGATCGGTCACACACGCCCGGATCAGCGCCTCGGGGAACGTTGCGACGTTCCAGCCCGCTGCCCCGTCGGGTGCGGGATGCTTGGCTTCCAGCGCCCGATACGCCTGCCGGTTCAGCCCCTTGATGGTGAACGTCACTGTCGCGTCAGCGACCTGCTGCCGCAGTTCGGTGGAGTCATCGCCCGCGGCCTCGGCCTCCGCAAGCGCGTGGACCAGGTCGCCACGCAGGCACAGCCGCACCGTCTTGGTGGTGGGCTGCGCCTGCGCGACCAGGGACTTCCAGTCGACCGTCACGCCGCGACCGCTCCCGTGACCGGCGCGGACGTGTGGAACGCCTGCACCATGAACTGGAGCAACTCGTTAGCGGCCGGAGCCATGCGACGTCGGGTCCCGATCTGCACCGGGTACACCTCGATCACGTCGTTCTCCGCCCACGCGGTCGTCGCGGCCACGTTGCGGCGCACCACGATGTACCCCTCGGGCTTGCCGGCGAACGTGGAGAACGGTGCCGCCGCGTCGCCCTGGAACTTCAAGGTCAGCTCGGTGGACACGGTCTGGCGTCCCGGCAGTTCCGCGTTGTACGTGGAACTGAGCGCGGTCACGTCGATGGAGTCGTTGCCGAACTCCATACCCAACCCGTCGGGGGTGAGGAACGATTCGAGGTCCTGCCCTGCGCCCATCTCCGCCTCAGTGGGGGCAGCGGGTGCGCTGATGGTGGTCACGAACGCCACCTTGGTCATACCGTCATTGACGATGTCAGCCATTAGTCAGTCTCCTTATCAGGCCACGGTCGCGGCGATAGACGGGTCAGCGGTGGAGAACAACTGCACCGAGAACTTGGCGACCTCGTTGGCCGCCGGGGCGACAGGCTTCCGGTCACCGGCTTTGACGGTGTAGACGTCCACCCGCTGCGCGGCGGTCCAGTCGGTCGTCACGGCGACGCCGTAGCGGACCACGAGGTAACCAGACGGGCGGGACGCGAACGTCGTCCACGGCGGGTTCGCTGCGCCCTGGTCCTTGAACGTCAACTCGATCGCGACGGTGCCGCGGCCGGCCTTCTCGGTGGAGAATGTGGAGTTGAGCGCACTGGTGTCGACGGCCTCATCACCCAACTCGATACCGAGTCCGTCGGGGGTGAGGAACGATTCCAGGTCCACGCCTGCGGTGATCTGGACGGCGGTGGGACTGGTCAGCGACGACAGGGTGGTGACCCAGCCGACCTTGACCATGCCGTCAGCGATGATGTCAGCCATTGTCGGTCTCCTTCTTGCTCGTGACCTTCACGCCTGCGCGTTTCCAGCCCTGGTCCTGCCACGACGCGACCGCGTCGGGGTGGCATTCGAACTCGCCGCCGGTGGCTGGATGCACCAGGCGCACCTTCTTGTCATCAGCCATGCGGCCGACCTCCTTGGGGTTACTGCGGGGGACGCCCCGCCGCGGTGGTCGGGGACAGGTGAGGACCCAGCCCGCGCCGCGGGGAGAGCCGCGCCCGACCCGCTCGGGGGGGAGGTCAGGGGCACCGCGGCGCGGACTGGGGGTCAGGTGGTGGGACGAGCGTGGGCCAGCCACGAACACGTCACGTAGAACAAGGGGGTGGCGAGGTTGTCGTCGCGGCGCACCGGCTGCTCCGTGCCAGGTATCGCCCAGATCGGCAGCGTGTTCGTCGAGCCGTCCAAGGTGACCGCGGAACGCCACAATCGGGTCGCGACCTGGTCGTGTACCCACAGCGCCTGCTCCGCGGTCGTACCGACACACGTGGTTTGGAACTCCACCCGCAGGTCACGGTCAGGGTTGCCCAACGGGCCGTCATGCTGCCCGGCGTCGGGGTGGACGATCACGGTCTTGCCGACCGGCGGCGTCGGGCCTTGCGACAGGTAGGCGGCGACGTTGGTGATGCCGTCGAGGTATTCCACGATCTCGGTGGCGACCAGCCGCGCACTTATCGCCACAGGTCATCCACCGCCTCAGCGGCGTACTTCGCCGTGGCGGGTGCTTCCCGTTCCAGCGCGTTGGCCAGGTTCTTCTTCGGCGCGTTGCCCGCTGACCCGTATTCGTTCATCGTGCCCAGTGAGCCGGCCATCTTGTCATAGCCGATCTCAGCTTCCAGGGTGCCGCGCATGTCGTAGTTGATGAAGTGCCCCGCAGCGGACTTGCCGGCGTTTGACGATGACAGTGACGCGCGCGCGTCGTTCTTGATGTTCAACGCGCCCTTCTCCACCACCTTCGCGATGGCGGCGTCAGTGGCCGCGCTGACGCGCTGCAACTCGGCGGCGAACTCACCCGGTGACATCGTCATTGGACCTCCTCCACGATCAACGCCTGCGCCGTCGTCGTGGTCGCGTCCACTTCGCCGACGACGGTGAACGTGCGCGAGTCACACGACACGACATCCCCCACCGCCGCCGCATACGACCCGTGCGGCAGGAGGAGCTGGTAGCGGTACGTGGGCTGCTCAGCCTCACCGGCCTGCAACTCCCGCACCGACGCCGCGCCCGCCGTCGAGCCACGCAGCCGACACTTCCCCGCATACAACTGGCTGCTGGTGGTCGAATAGTCGCCGGTAGTGGTGTTCAGCGCCCCGTTGGTGACGCGGGTGATGACACACGCATCCGTCATCAACGCCTCGTGGCGTGCCCGCGCTCGAGCGACCAACCCAGCGACAGCCATCTCAGGCCCGACCCGGCTTCGCTGCGACCGGGGCGATCGACCCGAGCCGCTGCTTGTACTTGCGCAGGATGCGGGTGTGGTTGTCGCTCAACCCGACATCAGCGGTCGCGTACTGCACCCGGTAGTCGTCGATCGACTCCGCGGTCACACCCGGTGAACGGGAGTACAACTGCCCCGCGAGGTCCAACGCGACGGCGGTGATGTCGTCTGGCACGGTCGCGTACCCGGCGGTGTAGACCACCGTGGCCTGCCACTCGTCCTCGTTGTCCGGGGACCAGCCGTCGAGCGCGATCGTGTCGCTGTAGCCGTCCCAGTCCCACTCGGTGCCCGACACCAGCGCCGTGCCGTCCACGGTCACCGACGTGACGGCGGTGACGGGACGCTGCGGCAACCGGATCGTGCACGCCGCCGAGATCGGCAGCAGATGCGTGTAGGTCGCGGTTTCGATCAACTGGTTGGTGTAGCCGGTGATGATGCCGGTGGCCATCGTGCGTACGACGGTGGCGGTGGCGGTGTCGATGTCTTGCTGTAGGTACGCGGCCAGGTCAGTCAGGTCGAACAGCGCCATGATGACTACCGCCTCTCAGGTCGTGGGTCGAGCTGTGGTGCCGGTCGCCTTCGGCGTCAGGCCGTTGTTGTAGTCGTCTTGGTCGTACTCCGCGGAGTAGCCGCCACCGGGTCGGGTGGTGGTGCCGCTGGCCGGTCGAGTGGTCATCGGTCCTCCCGCTCCTGGATCAGGGCACGCATCGCGTCCGGGGTGAACTTCGCCGCCCGGTACCGGTTCGCCAACGCCTCATTCGCGGGAGTCAACCGCTGGTTGCGGCCCTGCGGCGGATGCCACAAGTGCCACAGCACACCCGGCTGACGCCGCGGATACCGCCCCGTCAACGCATACAACGCGCACCCGAGGGAGAAGTCCTCCCCGCCCCACCCGGTGAACCGGGGATCGAACCCGCCGACCTCGACCCACAAGTCACGGGCCACGGCGACGATGCCGCCGCCGGCGAGCAGTTGGTGGGTGCCTTCGCGGGGCAGCCGCGGGTCCGGGTCGTCGCACGGATCCGATGCGCGCACGAGGTCGGAGGCGTCGGGGGTGAGCCGATGCACGGTCTTGGCGGGCACTGCGTACCCGTCCCGCCGCGCGTCAGCAACGGTCTGGGCGAGTGCGCCGCGAGTGACTAGACAGTCCGCGTCAGCGATGACCAGCACGTCCGCGTCGACGTCGGCGGCCTTGGCGAACGCATCCGCCTTCACCCACGCCTTACGCCGAGTCACGCCGATGGTGACCGGGTACTGGTGCGCCCGGTAGCGGGCCACCACCCAGTCACGGTTCGCCAACCGTGTCGCGTCGTCGTGACTGGAGTGGCCGACGATGACGTGGACGCTCACGCCGGGCCCTCGACGAGGGTCGGGTCAGAGTGAGGGTCGGTGACGTGGAACCAGCGCCGGTAATGCTCGCTCAGGGCGTCCTCACCGCCGTCGGCGAGGATCCGCCCGTACTCCCGCCAATGCGCCCCGGCGTGACGCGGCAACCGGGTCAACTGCAACGCCGCAGCTCCTTGCCGCGCCTTGCTGATGAACTGCTCCGGGGACCGGTACGGGTAGTGATGCACCACCAGCCCGCGGGTCACGGTCACGTCGTGGCCATAGTCCGCGGCGTGGTTACCCATCGCGATCACCAGACTGTCAGCGGTGCGGCATGCCACCTTCGGCAACCGGTTAGGTTCGGTGCGCCGCCACCGGATCCGCGTCACCGGATCGGGGTCGTCGCTGTCGAGGTCGGTGGTCACATGGTCGTACAGGACCGCGGTGGTCACGTCGCCGGCGAGGTGGTCGGCGACCCTGCCGTCGGGGTGGGTCCAGATCTCGTCAGCGTCGAATGGCACCACCCACGCCGCCCCGCCTTCAGCGGCACGCTTCGCGAGTGCGGTCATCTTCTGCGACTGCCGGTACGCCGGATCAGGGTCAGTGATGACCTCCGCGCCAGCCTGCTCGGCGAGCGCGGCAGTGTCGTCAGTGGACAGGTTGTCGGCGACCAGGACGTGATCGACCTGGGTCAGCATGTGCGCCACGGTGGTGGCGATGATGTCGGCCTCATTGCGAGCCATGCAGATCCCCCACACGGGGCCGTCAGTAGCCACGACCGACCCGCTCATGGCCGACGTGCTCACACCACTCCCCCGACGCCCTGTCACCCCAGTAGGCGGCTCGGGCATCGGCGTGGCAGTCGAACACGTCCCGGCTGAACATCCCCTCGCTGCGGGGTCCTGTGGGCCACCGGTGGGCCTCCAGCACCCGGCGCGGCACCAGCGACGGGTTCGTGGTGTGAAACAGTCGATGCTCCAGCCACGCATGCCCGTCGACGTCGCTGCGGTCGGTGTAGTCGTTGGGGCGGGACTCCACGATCCCGCCGGCGGCCTTCTCGACCGGGTTCCACGGCTGCCGCCGCAACGCCAACTGGGTCAGATAGTCGTGAGTGGCCAGCACCTGCGCCATCGCGGCGAGGTCCACCGGGCGCGTCAGGACGAAGTCGTCCTCCGTTGACCACAAGTAGTCGTTGGTGTCGTTGGCCAGCCACCAGTCGTAAGCGTGCCGGTACGCCCCACCGAACCCGCTACGGGCCTCGGTGGTGACCAGTTCCCACGACGGGCCGGTGTGGTAGTCGAGGAGCTGGTGGTACTGCTTGTCGCCGGTGTCGTCGTGGATAACCCACCGAGTCACCGGCCCATGCAAGTGGGACTGGAGTGACGGCAGCGACTGGCGTAGGCAGTCCAGGCGCCCGTCAGTCATGACGAGCACGGTGATCATGCGGTGGCCCTGATGTGGCGGTACAACTCGCCAGGGTCAGGCACGGTCTGGTTGCGGGATCCGGGCCGAACCGTCGCCAAGTAGATCGCGTCGGGGACGTGGGTCAGTGTCGCTCCGCGCCGCACGGCACGCAGGTAGACCGCCCAGTCCTCCCATCCATCCAGTTCAGGGAACCCGCCGATGGCTAGGAACAGGTCACGGCGGATCGCGGTCCCGATGCAACACGGGTTCGTGCGTTCGATGTCCCGCTTCGCCAAGTCCGGCACCACCACCCGATCCGGGTAGATCAGGTGCAACGCGGGGGCCCGCAGGTCACCGTCAGCGGCCAGGATCGCATCGCAGTAACCCGCCGACAGGGAGTCATCGGCGTCGAGGAACACAAGCCACTCGGTAGTAGCGGCCTGTGCGCCCGTGTTGCGGGCGGCAGCCAACGTTTCGCCGTGGACATGAACCGCGCCATGCTGCGCCGCCCTAGCCGCGCCTAGGTCACGCCACGAGTCGTCGCCGTAGGTGCCCACGATGACCGTCACGTCCATAACGGCCTCCGCTTCTTCCACAGCGCGTAGCCCTGACCCATCCGCCGCAACGCCGCGTCATACATCGCGTCCGGCTCCGCCTTGCCCCACAACGGATGCAGATGCTCCACCACCGCGTCCAGTGCGTGACCGTACTGGCCGCGCGCCTTGGCTGTGTCGATCAGCTCGTTGTCGCAGAACTCGTGCCAGTAACCCTCGTGCAGCAGACCGGGGCCGTCGGCGGTGCCGTAACGGTCGGCGTAGTCGCGGGTCACCAGCGAGTGCGTCGACAGTTTTCCCGTCGCCGTCCGCTGGTTACCCAGGTCGTTGGTGCCGACCACACCGAACCCGGCCGCCACCTGCTCCTCGCAGGCTTCCAGCCATCCGGCGTGGAACCGGATATCGCAGGCACCCAAGAACAGCAGCGGCTCCGCGCTGGCCCGGTAGCCGGCGTTCATCTTCACCGGATAGTCACCCCGAGGTCGGGGCGGCAGGACCAGCCGGTCATCGTCGCCGACCGCGTCGATCACCTCGGTGTCGCCGTCGGTCAGCAGCCACAGCAGCCGCGCCCGGTCCGTGGACTCGTGCAGCGACTGCCGTAACGGTGCGACGGTGTGTGGCCGTCCCAGCATGGGAACCAGGACGACCACACACGCGGTCACGATGCGTCAGAGAGTGACGACGCAGTCGGCAGCAACGATGCCCGTGGAGCGGGTCACCTTCGCGCCATAGACGTGCAATCCCTTGACACCGTCGGCGAACTTCTTCTCCACCCGGTAGGCCTCCACCGAACGGACCTGCTCGGCCAGCGTGGTGGCGTAGGTGGAACCAGCGAGGATGAGCTTGCTGGTGTTGTTCGTCGACAGCGACCCGTCGGGCAGGTTGTTCGACTTGTGCAGGGTCAGACCAGCGGCCTGACCGATCATGCCATTCCCGCGCGTCGCGGCACCCGCAGCGTCACCAGCGGCAACGAAGCGGGAGTCCTTCAACAGCAGGCCGTGGAAGCCGGGGGTGACGACCGCCCAACGGGACTCCTGCGGGATGTTGGCCTCATCGAGCAGCGCGGCCATCTTGACCAGCAGGTCGTAGGCCTCGGACGCCGAGTCGATGGCCGCCTGGGTCAGCAGATGATCCGGGCTGGACGTGGACACACCGGAACCCATGAGGTCCAGGATGTAGGCGTCCATCGTGTTCGCCAGCCCGTAGGAGGCGCGGTTGATGGCTTCCGACAGGATCGCACCGCCGTTGACGGCCTGCGCCCGCTCCACGTCGTCGAGGTAGAAGTTGAACGACTGCTTCTGATCCAACGCGAGCGCGCGGGTGGCGTCGTCGATGTCCTCCGGGGTCATGTCCGACCCGGTGTAGGCGGTGATCGTGGGGTCGGTGATCGACGTGATCTTCACGCTGTCGCCGACGCTCGCGTCGCCCTCGTAGTCGCGGTTGCAGATACCTGCGGCGACCGAGGTCACGGACAGGTTGGTGAGGATCCGAGCCGACCAGATGTCGGGCACGAAGTTGGTAACGGCCATGAGACCGGCTCCTTAGGTTGAGTGTTACTAGATGCGTCCCGCCATGAGGTCGTCGAGTCGCCCGGATTCTTGGGCGGCGACGATCTCCTGCGGGGTCATGCGGGCCAGGTCGGCCCGCGTCAGTTGGGCGGTCCCTTGACCGGGCTTCGCGCCTTGGGTGGGGTCCGGTGCCGGAGCGCGAGGTGCGGTCGCGGCGGCCGTCGCGGCCATCAACTTCTGCGCCTTGACGCGCAGCTCGTCCTCGTCGCTTCCGACGAGGAACTCATGCAAGTCCGCCGGCAGCCCGGACTCAGCGGCCACCCGCAGCCGCAGCGACTCCGCTTTGGCCGTCGCGGCCTCCGCTTTGAGTTGCTCCAACTGTTCGGCGAGCCGCTCAGTGTCGGACTTCTTGGCGTCCTCGTAGGCCTTGACCTTCGCGAGCGCGTCGTTGGCGGCCTTCTCGGCTTGCCGGCGTGCTCGCCGCTCCGCTTCCAACGCCTTCTTGCCGCCGTCGCCCAGGTCGGGAGTATCGGTGGCTTCCGGTGTTGTGTCGGGGGTGTCCGTAGACGCGCGCGCGGTCTGCGGTTCCTCGACAGCGGGAGTGGTCGTGGTGGTGTCGGACATGGGGGTTCCTCCATCGCGGGGGATCAGCCCTACCGCCTCGCGCGGCAGGGGAACTCAGGCGGCTAGGTAGCCGGTGCGGGTCAAGATGTCGGTCGCTTCGTCGCGGGACTTCCCAGCCACGAGGCGGTCGATCGACCGCGGGACAGTCAGCCCGGAACGTGACCCTTTGCGGGTCGACGCGTTGACGGTGTCCTGCAAGTCAGCGCCGCCGCGGATCGCGGCAGCCTCATCAGGACCGAAGTAGTGGTCCTGCTCAGCCGGGGACAGAGCGTCGAAGTAGTCACGCGGGTTCACGCGGACATCAGTCACCCCCGCCGCATCAGCAGCGGGAACGTGTTTGCAGTCGCAGCCCGGATGCCGAGCGAACCCGGTGTTCCACTCGAACCATTTGCCCGCCAGGACCGCGCAGCGGCCACACGACGGCGGCGACAGGAACCGGACATACCCGGTGGCTTGCGGCTGGGCGACCATCGCGACACGTTCGGCGTTGATCCCGGCCTGCGTGGTTTCGTTGGCCACGATCCGCGTCAACGTCGCCGTGGCCGAGGTGTTCGCGGTGGCGTAGTCGGCTCCCGCGTCGAGCATCGTCCACGCCCGCCGCGATGCGTAGGACAAGACGTCGACCAGTGGCCGGTCATCCGCCGAGGTTCCCGCGAACGCTCGCGGCACGATCTGCACCGGCGCCCGGTCCCAGTCGTACTCGTCGGCTAGGTCCTGTAGGTAGGCGGCGGCTCGGATGGCTTGCGTCAACTGTCCGAACGCGACCAGTCCTGCGGCGCGCACCAGCTCGTCGCGGAACCCACTGGGTCCGGTGGCACGCCAGATCGCTAGGACAGCGGCGACAACCTGGCGGGTCGTGGCCGATGAGCGGCGGTAGTGAGCAGCAACGATCTGCTCAAGCGCCATCAGCCACCGGAGTCGGCTTCGGGCCCAGCAGCGACTCGAAGTCACCACCGAGCACCCGATCCACCGCGCGCGCATCGTCGGCTTCCATGACCGCGATCTGCTCGGTGGTGTACCCGAGGTCCTCGCGGGCTTGCCGCAGACTGATGATCGGCCGATCCCCCTGCCGCAACTTCACCACCGCGTCCGCCTTCTGCGCCGTCGTCGGCGTCGACGCGTCCCGCCACACCGTCTCCAGGGAGTCGATGCCGTCAGGTAGGGAACCGTCAGCGATCAACAGTGCGAGGCGCATGACTTGCTCCCACGCGCCACCGAACGCCCGCTGTCGGCGCTCCGCGCGCTTCACCAACCTGGTTTCCGCTGACCGGATCGCATCCGCCGACGTGGGGTTCGCATCCGAGTAGCCGAGGAAGTGCGGCGGTAGTCCCGACATCGACGCCACCATGCGGGCGAGCGTGTTCAACGTCTGGTGGAAGTTGGAGAGGTTCGCTTCCGCGAACTGGGTCACGTTCACCTCGCTGGGCAGGGCGTCGATCGTCCAGATGCGGCCCGCGATCTGCGCCCACTTGCTCAGGGGGCGACCGTCCTGGTCGAACTGGTCATCCTCACCCATACCCACCACGACCCGGCGCGGCATCGCATGGAACTCAGCGGAGATCATCATGTCGGTCGCGATCTTGCACGCCGCGTCACTGAGCGGCACCACATCGGCCAACTCCGACACGCCGTCGGTGTCGATGATGCGGGACCGGTTCACCAACGGCACCACCGGCACCACACCCAGATTGTGAACGTCGGCGTCGTACTCCCGCGTCACCCGCGACCCCACCTCAGTCGTCAGATACACGGTGCGATCGGGCAGGTACAGGGTCAGGAACTCGTTGTCGTCATCGTCCGTCCAGCACTTGATGGCCGCGGTCACCCGGCGGGTACGGGGGTCGCGCATCGCATACACCTGCTGCGCGGACTCCACCGTAATCACCGGCGCATCACCCGGCTCATCACCGGACCCGACGATCACATACGCGCGGCTGATCGCCAGGGCGTCCACGTGGGCCTGCTGGGAGGCTTCGTCGAGGCCATTGACCTGCCAGAAGTCCCACAACCGCGACTCAACCTTCTGGTTGATGCGGAAGCCTTCGACGTCCAATCGTTCTTCGAGGGAGTCCACGACCAGCCGCGGCCAGTTCACGACCACCGGCTGGATGCGGCCCTCCATCTCCCGAATCAACTCCGGGGCCAGGTACGACAAGCCTTGGCGGCCCTCGTAATACCGCGACCACTTCTCCAGTGCCGGTTGTGCCCTGATGAGCCTGTCGCGCAGCTGCGCGGCCAGTACGGTGTCGTCAGCCACCTGCGCTCCTTCGTCTAGCGGTACACCACCATGCGGCGGCTACGTTTCCTCGGTAGGCCGGCGGCCTTCACGTCACACGCCGCCTCATGAGCCAGCGCGTCAGCCATCACAGCGTCGATCTTCTGATGCGCGTTCGGCTTCCCCACCACCACGCCACCAGAGCGGCGCACCCGCCGCGCGTTCGCCACATGCGACGCGGTGATCAGGCAATCGTCATGCGTCAGGCCGTGAGTCGTCACATCCGTCCTGAGTCGCTCCAACGCCGCAGCCATCTGCCTGGTCCGGTACGTCGGCCACACAATCACACGCTTGTCACCGAACCGGGCCGCCCAAGACTCAATCTCGGACTGCCACAACTCCGGGTCCAGGTAGACGCGGGCCACATCGAACCGGTCGAACAGTTCCTCAACGGCGGCCTGCACCTCACCACGAGGCACCTCACCGCCGTAATCAGCCGGATTCCACACCGTCGGCTGACCATCCGCGAATGTCGGTGTGAACCCGTACAGGTCGCCAGAGTCGGGGTCGATGACCCGGCCACGGATCACTGTCCAGTCGTCCACCATCGAACCGTCGAACCCGAGCGCCACCACCGCCCCCTTCGGGACGTCCACCGGTGCCGCGCACGCATTCCACAACTCCGGGTCGAAGTAGGCATCACTGGTGGCGACAATCCGATTGCCGAAGAAGCGTTCCGCCTGCGACGGATCCCGCTCCATCAACTCCGCCGCCTCCGCCTCGATGGCATCCACATCCACCCACGGAGACTCCGCATACAACGCCTTGAGGATCTGGCGGCGTTCCCGCTTGTTGCGGAACGACAACCGCGCCGGCGCCTGCGGATGAAACCGGAACACGTCCTCAGCAGTCGCCTCAGCAGTCAACTGCGCCACCGACTGCTCCGCAGGGTCATAGGCGTTCGTCGTCTCAACCGCGCGCCCCCCCATGCCCGCCAAGCCGCGCCGCTGGGTGTCAGCGACCGCCAGCATCCCGTTCTGCTTAGTCCACAGCCCCGTCTCATCTTGGAACGCCGCCGTGATCGGGTTACCCAACCGCGACCGCGCCGACGATGTCACCACGTCGATACGCCCATCGTTGGGCAGCCGAGCGAACTCCTCGCCCACCTTGATCCGGTCAGCCAACGGCCCGTAGCGGATCATCGACTGCAACGGCCGCCAGATGTTGTCCGTCTGGTCCTCACTGAACGCAGTGATCTGCACCAGCGGCGTCGGCCAACGCCGACCCTTCGGCTCCCCCGGCCGGTAGTCAAACACGAACCCGCACCCACACCCGTGGTCACGGCAGTCGAAGATCTCCCCCGCCGCAGCCCACCCGTCGAACAGGACTGGCCCATCGGCCTGGGCGATCGCGTCCGCAGCACTCCACGGACCTTTCCCCACCTTCTGGCAATGGATCACCTGAGTGCGCCGGTAGTGGAACGCCGGAGCCAACTGCCCCACCGTCGCCGCCGGTCGCACCCGATACTCGTTCACCGTCACCCACTGCTGCCACGGCGACATCACGAACGGCGAACCCTTAGTGAACCCATCCGGCACCACACAATGAGCCGCCACCCAGTTCATGACCAGTCGCCCCAACGTGGGGAAGTCGATAATCCGCTCAGGCGTCGCCACGATCAGCAACCTTGAGCTGCATCACGTCAGCGAGCTGACGGCGACCACGCGGCGCGCCCGGCGACGACTCATCGTCACCATCAATACGCCACCGCAACGCCCGCAGCCCAGGAATCGACAAGCCCAACGCATCCGCATACTGCCGAACCAGCGTCCCCACAGACACAGGCGCATCCGGCCGCTCGGCCTCCACCAGGCGACGCACATACAACGCCACCTCAACCTGCATCTGCAACCGCTCCCACTCCACGGCCTGAGGTCGCTTCCACGACTCCCGCCACAAGTGAGACTCACGCTTCGACGCACGCGACAACGGCCACGCCGGAGCCGCACCTTTACGGCCAGCCGCCGGCAACGACGTCCACTGCTTGCCGTCCCGATCACGAGACAACGCATTCGGATCAGCAGGCGGGCCACTGCGGACCCGCGCACCACCAGACGCCATAGCGAACCTCCTTTGGGCATCGCGCCCTCAGTGAACGGGCCCGGGCATCGCGCCCAACCCTTGAACCCCGCAAACCTCCTGCGCCCCT